TGCAATTACTTATTCAGGGGTAACAAGTGTAACTATTGCAGCATTATATATAACAGCAAGTCAAATGTAAAAACAAAAAAAATTAATTAATTAAAAAAATAGAAAAATGGCAAATTTAACAACAGCATTAAACGGAACGGACATAAAAGTAATGGATGCTTCCTCAAATATTCTTGTTGCTTATGCTCAGAGTGGCACATTAAATGTTAATATGAGTACGAGAAGCATAACAAATAAAGAGAGTTCTGGGTGGGATGAAAACATGGAAGGAGTTAGAAATTGGGATGTAAGCATAGATGGTGCTTATGCATGGACTGATGTTTCAGCATCAGCATTAACTAATGGAGCAGATGATATGCTCAATTCATACATAATTACAAGAGCACAAGTAACAGTACAATTTGGAACTGACAGCACAAGCACAGGAGATACTTATTATGAAGGAAAGGGATGGCTCACTGCTTTTAGCGTTTCAGCACCAACAGAGGATACTGCAACTTATTCTATATCCATAACTGGATCTGGAGGATTAACTCAAAATGTATCTTAAATAACCTAATACTCAATACCCCATTCGCATCCTTTTTTCAGGTGGGTTGCGTTTGGGTGAGGGTATTTTTTAAAACTTGAAAAAATGGAAAACTATACTTTTGTAGAATTAGGGGGCAAGAAATATCCTCTAAAATTTGGATTTAATGCTCTTAGGAAATATTCAATGCAAACAGGAACAACATTGGCAGAATTAAACAATATAGGAGATAATATGAGCTTAAATGATGCTTTAATCTTGATTCATTGTGGTATTGAAGATGGACATAGGGCAGCTAAACAAAAATGCGTACTATCATTAGATGAATTAGCTGATTTAATGGATGACGATATGGAAGGCATTTCGAGATGTATGGAAGTATTAGCTGAAATGATGGGGGGTAAAACTGAAAAAAAGTCGAAGCCCAAGAAAGCGAAAAGCTAACTTGGGATAAAATTGAGGGCATTGCTTTTGGGCAAATGGGAATGAGTGTTGAGGACTTTTATGATATGATTCCAAGACACTTTTTTAATAAAATGGATGGGTTCTTCCAATTAGAGCAATTAAGAGATAGAAGTGATTGGGAGAGAGTAAGATGGCAAACTTGTTATTTATTAAATATTCAATTGCCAAGAGGTAAACAGATAAAGCTAAAAGATTTGATTCATTTTGCTTGGGAAAAGGATGATAAAAAAGCTAAAATAAATTATAAAAAATTGAAGGCGAAAGCTGAATATATAAAGAAAATGGAAGAACATGGCAAGTAAAAGTATCGGTTTATTAAACATAGTATTTGGAGCTGACCTTAGAGGTTTTGAGAGAGCAATGAAAAAAGCTCAAAAAAGCGTTAAGAAATTTGGAAAATCCATGCAGCGAACAGGGGCTAATATGACAAGAAACATTACAATGCCTGTTATAGCATTAGGAGCTGTTGCCATCAAAACATTTGCAGATTTTGAACAAGCTATGCTGAAGGTTAAAGCAGTAAGTGGGGCAACTGGATCTGAATTTGAAGCATTAAAAAATAAAGCTAAAGCATTAGGTTCTTCTACAATGTTTACTGCAAGTGAAGTTGCAGGATTACAGTTGGAATTAGCAAAACTTGGATTTACTACAGATCAAATAAATAAATCAACTGAATCTATTTTACAATTATCCCAAGCTACAGGGCATGATTTAGCCCAGAGTGGAGAAATAGTAGCATCAACCTTAAATAGTTTCAGTATGGAAACTACTGAGGCAACTAAAGTTGCGGATATATTCGCTCTGGCAAGTTCAAGTGCAGCTATTGATATGGAAAAACTAAGTGTCGCTATGCCAACTGTTGGAGCAACTGCTGCTGCTGTAGGAATTCCATTAGAAGATCTTACCGCTCAGATGATGGTATTAGCTGATAGAGGCATGGAAGCATCTACAATGGGAACTCATTTAAGAAAAATATTTGTAGAATTAGCTACCAAAGGAATAAGTTATGAGGATGCAATGGCTAAAATAAATACATCTACAAATAAAGTAAAAACAGCAACAGAATTATTTGGTAAAAGAGCGTTTGCAGCGGGGTTAATCTTAGCAAAAAGTGGAGATGAAGTAAAAACCTATAGAGGGGAGCTTGATAATGCTACTGGAACTGCCAAAAAGATGTCAGATATTATGGATAGTGGTGTTGGTGGTGCAATGCGAAGATTAAAATCTCAAGCAGAAGGAGTTGCTATTCAATTAGGTGAGATGTTAGTTCCTGTATTTACTAAACTATTAAACAAAATAAAAGATTTATTAGGATGGTGGAGTGGATTGGATAAGGAAACAAAAAACATTATCGTTACTATTGGAATATTAGCAGCCGCATTAGGCCCAGTTGTTAGTGTAATTGGAACTATGGCAGTTGCATTTGCTGGTTTACTCAGCCCAATAGGATTAACAGTAGCGGCAATTTTGGCTATAGTTGTAGCATTTGCTTATGTTAGGGAAAATTGGGAAGCATTTAAAGAAAGATTGGGTGATTGGAGTTGGTGGAAAAACGCTTTGCTTCAAGCATTAGCATGGGTAATAGAATACAGCCCTATTTCTTTACTTATAAAAGGTTTTAATAAATTAGCTGTATTTTTAGGAAAAGAACCTATTAAAAATCCATTTGAAGCTGTTGCAGATGGTTTAGAGGATTTGATGGTTGAAACCAAAGAATATGAAAATGAATTTGGTAGCTTTAAAGATGCAATGATAAATCAGGCAAAGGAATTAGATGATGTTTTGGGTGTAACAACATTTTTTAAAGGTGCAGGGAAAAAAATAGGGGTTGGTGGTGGTACAGGTGGCGGTGAAGATGATGAAGCCCCACTAATAGGAGATACTGAGCAAGCATTTGAGACTTATCAAGAGTATTTGGATAGTTTAAAAACAGGCACAGAAGGCACTGTTAAATCCTTATCTGATATATGGAATGATTTTTGGGGTGATTGGGGGGAAAAAATTGGAGAAGCCATTAAAAAAGTAAAAATGATTATGAGTTCATTAAGTGGGTTAATTTCTGCTGTAAATACAAAGGAACAAGCTGAGTTTGATATATGGAGGGAAAGTCAAGAAGAAAAAACTGATATATTAGATGGACAAATGGAGAGAGAACTTGAAAGAGTTGAAGAATCTGGTATGAGTGATAAGGACAAGGCAGATGCAAAAATAGCTATTGAGGAAAGATATGCAGAAAAAAAGGGAGCTATTGATGATATGATAGATAAAAAGGAAAAAGCATTGAAGCGAAAACAAGCTATAAGGGATAAAGCAATGGCAATAGTATCTGCTATTATAAGTACAGCTGAAGCGATAATGGGGGCGGTTGCAGCATCTCCATTAACAGGAGGATTACCTTGGAGCGCATTAGTTGCTGCATTGGGAGCAGCTCAAATAGGAACAATAGCATCTACTCCTATCCCTTTTGAAATGGGAGGATTAGTTTCAGGGCCTACATTAGGGCTGATTGGAGAAGGTAGTGGAACAAGTGCTTTTAATCCAGAGGTCGTATCTCCTTTGGATAAGCTTATGGGAATGATGGGTACATCAAATGTAAATGTTCATGGCAGAATACAGGGAGATAATATCGTGTTAGTATCGGATAAAGCCGAAATATCAAGAGAAAGATTTATATAGATGCCAACACATAAAACAAGATATCAAGGAAGTTTTTACTCTGAAAATGGTCGCTATCATATTATTAAAATATATGATAAAAATTATTCAGGGACAAAAGTGCCTATTAAAATAGGAGGCGGAGGTGTAAATATAAAGTATGATACCAGCGGACAAGAAAAATTCAGTCCTATTGTTGCTTCAAAATGCTCCATTTCTTTAATAGTGGAGGATAATGTTTATGGATTCCATGTTAGAAATTTTCTTCAGGGGCTAAGAGAAACTTATGAGGAGGGAGATACTACTGTTGTAATTTGGAATACAGGAAGTACACAAGACACCCCATTATGGAGTGGAAATATACTTATAGATTTGAGTGCTAAAGAGGATGTTTCAAGACCTTATGAAGTAGAATTAAGTGCTACTGATGGAATTGGAATTTTGAAAAATTATGATATGGTGGCAACTCAAGGAAGCTCCCCTTATGCTTCTGGTGATACTTACATTTCTGATGGCTATCAAACATTTATTTATTGGATAAAAACAATATTAGCATATTGCAATACTCCTGATAGTGATTCAACTGATGGAGATGTGAGTGATTATACATTTTCAACATCTGTGGATTGGTGGTATCAGGATCATCCAACTCCCACCACATCAATAAGCCCATTAGCTTATACTCAATGTCAAATGATGGGCGGCTATAAAGCAACGCAAGATGGCACATATAAGGTTAAAAGCATTTATGATGTTTTGGAATCCTTTTGCAAGATGTGGGGAATGAAAGTTGTATTTTGGAAAAATAGATTTTATTTTACACAGTTAGAATTATATAATACAGCAGAAACTGGAACTTTTTCCGTACCTGATAATGTGGATAGTCAAATTTGGACAAAGGCGGGGGTTCTGTCTACCAGTAGATCATATCTGGGAGAACCCAATTACACAGCTTATAGCCAAGATATTGAAACTAATGCAGGAGGATTTGATGGCGGTTTACAGAAATTAGAAGGAAGCAAATGGGATTACTATCCTAAATTAAAAGAAGTAGTGGTAGTTTTTCAGAGTGTAAGCAATAATAACTATTTCTTATCATTTCCGCAACCAACTACATCTACAGTTGATGGAATAGATTTAATTACTTCATCTACCATTACAGCTCTTTCTGGAGCAAGTGCCTTTAGTAATTTTTACTTAAATCTACAATTGGAATTTAACAATACATCAGGGAGTGCTCAGAATTATTGGTTCAATTGGGGAATTAGAGCTAAGCCAACTGCTGATGCTAATTTTGATAATGGTTATTATACTCAGTTTTTAAATAGTGGTGCAACTGCTACTTGGACTGCTTATCCTGGATCAACATCTACTGCGTTTTTATCTCAATGGTCAGCACCCACTTATTTTATAGATGCCAGGTTGTGTTTAACCTTTCCTTTTGGCGGGGGACTAGCGTTACCTGCTGGAGTTTCTCAGCAGACACTTTATTCGGGGGTAGTGCCTTCTAACGCTAATTTTACAGGGGATTGGGATTTTGAATTTTTTACTTATGCTACTATACAAGAGATTTCTGGACAAGATCACTTTTTTGGGCATCATGGGCAGCCCGTTGGAGGGGGTTATGCGCCAGATCCCAACATGACTACTGTTGGCGTTACTTACAATGATTTATTTGATATTGCTGGGCATCCTATTTCTCAATTTAGCCCCATAACATCATCTCAAATAGGAGGGCTAAGCAGCTCTACTTCTGTATTGTCAGCACGAAGTGAAACACAAAAACAAGAAGTTAAAGATGTTTGGTGGGGTGATACTCCTACAGCAGGGCAGCCATCTTCTTTAATTTGGACAGATGATGTAGGTGGTAGTGGATACACAGATCCTAATGGGCTATGGAGAAGGGGACAAACAGGATCTTTTGATAAATTAATTCAAGAAGTATTAGGAGAATCTCGGCTATATAATCAACAGCAATCCGATTACAAATGGAGTTTAGGTACTGCTGTAAGTGAAACAAACTCATGGAAAGCGGATGCATCAGGAAGCAGGCCTGTATATGTGAATCCCATAGGGAGAATACATGATACTATTGACAATATATTTTATTACCTTTTAAGAGGAGCTTTTAACATTGTAAAGGATGAATGGGAGGGCGAATGGCTACAAGTTTCTTATGATAATGGGATATCAACAACTTCAACTACAACAACTACAGGGGGTACTAATCCTAATAATAATAATGCAGCTGCAAGATTGGCTGCTCCTACATCAGGAAGAATTAACCAATATTTACGCTTAACCAATCTAAGTGAAGATGTAGGAATTGGTACTATTACTTCTTTGTCTATTACTCCATTAAATAGAGAAACTTCTGAGGGGGTAAACTTATATGAGCAAACTACGATAATAAAAGATGGAGATAAATTTATTTTGGAGGGAGGTGGGTTTTTTCATGAATTTACAGCAGCGGCAGATGTTTTAGATACAGCAACATCTATAAGTGTAGATTCCACTACTACTATTTCTACTTTTAGAGCTCTGGATTCAATAAATGTAAATTATAGAGATTTATATCAACAATATCAACATAAAACAAGAGGAACAATAAATATATCCCAATATTCTTTTACAGAAAGAAGTACAGACCCTTACCTCCCAGCGGCAGGAAATTCAGTTATGTGGATGAGTGATGGAACAGCATCAGGAGATGATGGAGATATGTTGATAACGATAAACACAGGAGCAGCTCTTACTACTTCTAAATTGGACTTAACTGCTATTGCTGCCAACGCATTTACTTTTACAGTAGATACAACTGCAAGCGGCTCTGCTTCAGATACATTTGTACTCCCATTAGTTGATGATGGAACTATTGATATTTATGTAAATTGGGGAGATGGAAACTCTGATATCATTACTACTTATAACCAAACTGAGATAACCCATCAATATAGTGCAGGGGGGACATATAGTGTTACAATGCAAGGAACAATAAGAGGATTTAGATTTGCAGATGCAGGGGATAAAGAAAAAATGAGAGTAGTTTCAAAATGGGGAGATTTGAATATTACACAAACAATGGCTTTTAAGGGTTGCCTTGATATGACTTGTACTGCTTCAGATGCTCCTACCATATTAGATATTACTGATTTGAATAGCACCTTTTCTAATTGTACTGATTTAACAGGCATTGGCGGAGCTTGGGATATGTCGGCAGTAACAAGTTTAGAGTCATTCTTCTATCAATGTTCAAAATTCAACCAAGATATAAGTGCTTGGAATGTTAGTAGTTGTAGTAATTTTGATAAGCTTTTTTATCTTAATGTACTTTTCAATCAAGATATAGGAGGATGGAATACAGGTGCAGCAACAACTATGGTGGATATGCTTGATGGTAATCCATCAGGGGCTTTTGACCAAGATATTAGTAGTTGGGATATTGCAGATGTAACAGATTTTGGAACTAATTTTATGAGAGAGCAAACACTATCCACGGCAAACTATGATGCGTTGTTAATTGCTTGGGATGGGCAAAGTGTTCAGAGTGGACTTACCCTTGATTTTGGTGATAGTGAATATACAGGTGGTGGAACAGCAGCAGCAGCAAGAGCAAATCTAATAAGTAGTGATAGTTGGACTATCTCAGATGGAGGTGCAGTTGTTGTACCTTCCCCATTTACTTTTACGGTAGATACAACTGATTCTGGATCTGCATCGGACACTTTTGTATTACCTTTAATTAGTGATGGAGTTATTGATATAGATGTGGATTGGGGGGATAGTAGTACAGATACCATTACTGCTTATAACCAAGCAGAAGTAACTCATGTTTATAGTGCCTCAGGTACTTATACAATAGAAATGTCTGGTACAATACGAGGGTTTAGATTTGCTGGCGGTGGAGACAGGAGAAAAATGAGGGTTATATCTCAATGGGGGGATTTTAATATGACACAATCTAACACTTTTCAAGATTGCAGGGCTTTAACTGTTACTGCTTCTGACGCCCCAACAATAAGCACTACTTCATTAGCAGTTACCTTTTATAATTGCTGGGCTTTAACAGGTCTTGGTACAGGCATTTCGTCTTGGGATGTTTCAAGTATCACCAGCTTTTATCTTCTATTTTATCAAGATACGCTTTTTAATGGAGACGTGAGTAGTTGGGATGTAGGGTCAGTAGAAAATTTCCAATTAGCTTTTTATAGATGTAATCTTGTTAACTCAGATATAAGTGGATGGGATACAAGCTCAGCAACTAATATGAACTCTATGTTAAAAACTCACCTTGCACCTTTTGGTAATTTTAACCAAAACATTAGTGCGTGGGATATTTCAAATGTTACTGATATGACATCTATCCTTCAAGGACAAACATTATCAACTGCAAATTATGATGCTTTATTGATAGGATGGGATGCTCAAAGTGTAACTTCAGGATTAAGTCCTAATTTCGGAAGTAGTACCTATACAGGTGGGGGAGCAGCAGCAGCAGCAAGAGCAAACTTAATAAGTAGTGATGGATGGACTATTACTGATGGCGGAATAGCATAATAATAAGATATGATATTAACAAAAGAATATAGATTAGTTTGGGATACAGAAATAATCCTTTATGGGCAATTTGACTTAGAAACGCAAACCGAAACACTTAAAGATGCTTATGAGTGTGATACACAAGAGGAGTTAGATGATAAGGTTATATCTTTGGGTTTTGAAATACCTGAAGAAGAAGAAATAGAATTATAACAAAATATGATTAATAATGAAAAAAGAAGTGATAGATAGCATCCAAGTAGTAACTGCAAATGGTAGTGCGATTGGATTAAATATAACGAGCTGCAATGAGATATTAACATTTATTTCTCTTTGTCTTGCAATAGGTTTTACGATTTATAAATTTTCAAAAGGTGGCAAAGAAAAGAAAAATTAATAAACCATTAAACCATCCAAAATGGGGGAGAAAAGATGTTATAAAAGAAATAAAAGAAAAGATGTTTATTGCAAATGTGAGTGGTGTAATAATAAACGCAGTATATCTCAAGTAAAAAAAATAAGTAGAGATGTGTTTATGGGGGCGGATATTAAAAAAAAGATTCATAAAAGTAAAAAACATTATGATAGAAAAGCCGAAAGCGAGCTTATTATTGATTAGAGATAGTTTTAGTGATAAAGCTGTAATAGGTAAACTTTATTTGAATAGTGAATTTTATGGACATACTTTGGAGCTGGCTTGGAAAGACAATCAAAAAAGAGTATCTTGCATCCCTAAAGGAGTGTATGAGGTTAAAAAAAGACATACTCAAAAAAGTAAATATAAATATGAGCATTTACATATTTTAGATGTACCAGATAGAGAATTGATTTTAATGCA